AGCTGGCAGATGAGGGACATGGGAAGATAGAAGATAGGCTGCTCGAGGCGGATAAGCTATATAGAGCATACAGTCCGGATACGGAAAAAGTCGCGGCAGCGAAAGCGGAACGCCGGGCAGGGGAGATAGAATATGTGCAGATTAACATTCCGTTCTCCACGGCTACGCTGTTGACAGCGCATACCTATTGGACCTCGGTCTTCCTCTCCCGCTCTCCCATCTTCCAGTATATGTCGCTGTCGGAGGGACCGGAGGATAATGTTCTGGCAGTTGAGGCCCTGATTAATTATCAGATGGCCCGAGGGAGGAGCCTCCCGCTTTGGGGCTGGCTGATGGATGTAGGTTATTATGGAAGGGGAATATTGGGTCATTATTGGGCCGAGGAGGTCAAGACTATTGCACGCTACGAAGAGCGGCCAGTGGAGGTGGAAGGTGTTCCCATCGAGAAAGCCCGACCCGAGCGAGCCATCGTTCGAGAGACGCTACCAGGGTACGCTGGAAATCGGCTCTTCAACGTTCATCCACGAGACTTTCGACCAGATCCAAGGGTCTCACTGTCCGAGCTCCAGCGGGGCGAATTCTGCGGTCGGATCGTACGACCCTCGTGGAACGATATCGTTATTGGAGAAGCTGAAGGAAGGTACTTCAACGTCGAAGAGTTAAAGAAGCGAACCTCGAGAGCATTCGGCGGCGAGAGCATCGTGAGCTCGGTGCCGGGGAAGGAATATCCGGATTTAAACCTCGGATCTGGGGTGCTGCCCGAGGGCCCAGGTTTTATTGAGTGCCACGAATATTACGTGAACCTTATCCCAGCGCAATGGGGACTTTCGGCAGGAGCAACGACTCCGGAGAAATGGGTATTTACGTGGTGGAATGACGAGCTGCTGATCGAGGCTCGGCCCTTTGGCCATATTCACGACCGTTACCCTTATGAGGTTCTCGAGTACGAGGTGGATCCGTATTCCATCTCCTCGAGAGGCGTGCTGGAGATGCTTGATCCGCTGAACTATCTGATGACCTGGCTCGTCAATGTGCATTTCTATAACGTGAGAGCTATCCTCAACGGGACGTTCGTTGCGGATACGGCAAGGTTGATGACCCCGGACTTTAAGAAGAAAGGTCCAGGGAGGATCTTCCGGCTCAACCCGAGCTATTCCGGGACTGACGTGCGGACGGTACTGGCGCAGCTGCCCGTGGCGGATGTGACGCAGCAGAATATCCAGGACCTTAGACTGTTGGAGGATCTGTGCGGACGCCTCATTGGCGCTTCGGCCAATACGATGGGGGTGGTGAACCCAGGGGGAAGGAAGACAGCTACGGAGATCAGGTCGTCAACAGCTGGTGCAGCGGGCAGGATGAAGACGAATACGGAGTACTTCTCCGCAATGGGTTTTGCCCCGCTGGGCGGAGCTTTGCTGTCGAACTCGCAGCAGTTCTACAGAGCAGAGCAGAAACTCCTCATTGCTGGGGACCAGTGGCGGAATATGGAGTTTATCCAGGTCAATCCGATGATGCTGGCTGGGGAGTTCGACTATGTGCCAGTTGATGGGACGATGCCGATAGATAGACTGGCACAGGCGACCCTCTGGCGAGAGATGTTCCAGGTCGCGGGATCTGTCCCGCAAATTGGGCAGCAATATGATATCGCAGGGATTTTCTCGTGGGTTGCACAGCTTGCAGGGTTGAGGAACATTAACAGGTTTAAGGTGCAGGTGGCTCCTCCGATGGCTCCGGGTATGTCAATGGCAGGTGCGGGGCCCGAGCTACCGACAGTGGGGAACAGACGGGAGGTACCGTTGGGAGTGGTAGGTAGGAATGTTGGGCCAGCAGCGTAACCTGAGCACCTCCGGCGCTCGGCGAGTGCTAGGCGGAGGGTACCAAAAATGCTTGAGCTGACAGTAGCGGTCCTCTGGTCCGTTACCAACTGTTCTCCCTCTAGGGAGATGGAAAGACTGCTGAAGGGAAGGGGAATGGAGGTGGTGCAACAGCACCAGTTGAAGGATACCTCGGTGGGAGAGCTGTGGTATCGGGAGAAGGATCAGACGGTGATCCTGGTGCAGAGGTTTCCATCGGGGTTAAGTTGCTCGATAATGACAGGGGCAGGAGTTTACATGGGAAAGGTGACCTAGATGGCGGAGATGACGGCTACCAAAGCGCAAGCAGCTGGGATCGGAGCAGGGGTGGGGAGTGCCCTGGCGAAGATCATCTCGTGGGCCTGTTGGCAGGCAGGGTTGGACACCTCCACGATTGAGGCGCCGATGGAGGTTATTATATCGGCGATTCTCGCCATGCTTACGACCTACTATGCACCGGCCAACACGTATAAGCCGGAGCAAAATAAATGAAGAAGCTCAGTCTTTTGCTGCTCTTGCTGCTGCCGGCGTGCGAGCATTCGCTCGTGCCGAAAGCGACCTTGGCGCTCGGGGCAAGCTGCAAGGCGTATGCGAATGCCCTCCGAGTCCTGACCCCGATGAAGGCAGAGGGGCAGCTCACCAAGGAGCAGATCCAGCTGGTGGATAAGAGCAACTCAGCCGTTGATGAGCTCTGTCTGGGAGAGCCGCCCGAGGACATCTACGATGCCATCTCCCGAGTGAGTGCGGCGACCAACGCAGTTCTGCTGCTGACGCTGGAGGAGAAGAAATGAACCCCGCCTTGATTGCCTTGATCGTCGGCTCGATCGGTCAGGCGCTTGAGTATTCTCTGAAGCTGACTGCATTGGTGAAGGAGGCGGAGGACATGTCGGACGAGGAGGTGGCTGAGAAGTACCGAGAGCTCATTGCTGACTACAAGGCAGCGAGGGAGGAATGGAATAATGCCTAGCAACGGACCGCCTTGGAAGCTCTCGAGGGAGTCGAAGGAGAACCTGAAGGGGGTGCATGAGCATCTCGTCCAGGTAATCGAGCGGGCCATCGAGATCAGTCCGCTGGACTTCAAGGTACTCGAGGGCACTCGCTCGATGAAACGACAGGAGCTGTTGCTGTCCGCTGGGGCATCGACCACCCTCAATTCCCGGCACTTGACAGGTCATGCGGTGGACCTGGCAGTGCTCCTGGGAGGAGAGGTCAGATGGGACTGGCCCCTCTATCGAATCTTGTGGGCCTCGGGGGTGTATCCAGCGGCGCAGGAAATCGGGGTGCTGGTCGAGTGGGGAGGGAACTGGGAAAGCTTCCCAGACGGCGGGCATTTCCAGCTCCCGTGGATCGCCTACCCGCCAGTGAAGGAGGAGCCGCGGAATGCGTGAGCAGTTGGTAATGGCAGGGCAGTTCTGGTGTCCCGAGCCTGATCGGCAGATGGTTGAGAAGCTCGGTAATCGGGACGATGTCACCATTAAGGAGGCGATGAACTACGTCACTCACAGGGAAACAGCGGTGGATGTGGGAGCCTACATCGGCGATTGGACCCGACCGCTGTGCTTCCTGTTCGACCAGGTGTACGCGTTCGAGCCGGATCCGATCCTGGTCCATTGCCTGTATCGTAACCTGGAGATGCACACAAACGTGGCCGTGTTTCCGGCGGCTCTGGGGGAGGAGACTCGACGAGCCGGCTTTACCCATCTATCAGGAGGTCGGTCGCACATCGGGGGAGCGAACGGGATCGCCCTTATTATCCCGCTCGATGCACTATATCTGGAGAGCGCTGGACTGCTGAAGTTCGACTGCGAAGGGTACGAGTTGTTTGCCGTGCGTGGCGCGATCGACACTATTCGGACCTTCAAGCCGGTCGTGATCTTGGAGGAGAACGACTGTGCTAGGCGGTACGGACTAAATCCGGCGCAGGCGCGGAAGCTGTTGGAGAGTGAAGGAATGGAGGTGGTGTTTCGGTATGAGTATCTTCCTGAGAACTGGGATGTGGTGATGGCATGGCCGAAGACATAGAAGACCAGGTCCGTACGGACATCGCTACCTATGAGGAGCTGCAGCAGCATCCTGGCTATCGGATGCTCTTGGCAACCTGGAAGGTCAGGGAGCATGCGTTGAAGAGGCAGATCGTAGAGCAAGTGATTCGCTCACAGGATCAAGCCTTTGATGTGTGTTCGCTGCAGGGGAACCTCGCTGGCTTCCAGTGGGCGATGAGCACGGTCGAGTCGCTCCTCGCTGGACTGAGTCAGGATCTCGAGATGATGGTTGAGCAGAGGAAGATGGAGGAATAGATGGCGACTGATATGCCGGACGTAGCGGCGCCGACGGCAGCAGCTCCGGAGCCGGCCGAGACTGAAGCGTTCGACCTTTCCTTCCTGGAAGAAGGAGACGAGGACGTTGCCCAAACTCCTACGGAGACCCCGGCGGAAGTGCCGGCGGAAGTGCCTCCAGAAGAAGAGGTGAAAGAGGAGGAAGCTCCAAAGAAGGAGCCGGAGAAGAAGGAGGAGGAGAAGCCGAAGGAAGAGCTGACGCCAGATCAGAGGGCGGAACAGCTGCGCCTCCAGAAGGAAGCGTTCATTGCCGAGCTCTCGATGAACTACGAGCAGGCGGTGACGCCGGAGGAGAAGGAGACTATCGGGGAGGACACAGCCAAGGTGATGGCTCGTATGGCGGCAAAGCTTCATGCCGAGGTATACGAGTCGAGCATCAGGGCATTGTTTACTCAGCTCCCAGTTGCGGTGCTCGCGTTCGAGGCACAGCGCAGTCAACACACTTCAGCTGAAAGTCAATTTGACGAGCGCTGGCCCGAGCTCAAAGACCGCAAGGAGGCAGTGGGACGCATCGCGAAGGTCTACAGGCAGACCAATCCGAGCGCGACCACGGAGCAAGCTATCGCCGACATCGGGGCGATCTCGATGCAGACGTTAGGCCTCAGCACGACAGGTACTGCGAAACCGAACGGACACGCGAAGGTCCAGAAGAAGGCGGCTCCACCTGCGCCCGCGGGTGTAGGGAAGACAGCGCCGTCTGCTCCGAAGGAGAAGAACGTGTTCGAGGAACTTTTACTGTGGGAAGAAGGAGACTCGTAAATGACAGCCTTCGCAGGCCTCCGTGGCACCGGTAGCTTTGCTACCGACGAGAGGCCGAAGAACTTCAGAGAGCTGATCCTATGGGCCAGCCCGAACGGACAGGCGCCACTGACGGCGCTCATGGCCAAGGCGAAGAAACAGACGACGGATGATCCGGAGTTCGCCTGGTTCCAAGAGCGGTTGAACCAGGTCCGGATCACGACCTCAGCGGATCTATCCGCGAGCTCGACCGCGGTGACCACTGCGGCAGGCGCACTCGACCTGGTGGTGGGTGATGTGCTCCTGATGGAGAAGACGGAAGTCTCGGCCTACAACAATGAACTGGCTCAGGTCGCATCGGTCACCAGCGATACCGCGTTCACCATCACCCGAGGTGTTGCGAACACCACTGCGGCAGGCCTGGCGTCGGGCGGCTTCATGACGAAGATCGGCAATGCGTTCCAGGAAGGTACGCAGTCGCCGAACATCTCGCAGAGAAACCCGACCAAGGTCCGGAACTACACGCAGATCTTCAAGACCACCTGCGGTATCACCGGCACCGCCGACCACACGAGGACCAGGACCGGCGACGCCTATATGAACGACAAGAGGCGCAAGGCGTTTGACCACTCGGTCGGGATGGAGTGGGCCTGGTTCTGGGGAGTTCCGTACGAGGACCTCACCGGCACGCAGCCGAAACGGTTCACCGGCGGGCTCAGAAGCTTCATCACCACCAACGTCTCGATCTTCACCACAACGCCGACCGAGGACAACTTCATCGACTTCGTCAACGGCCTGGTGACCCATAACGGGTCAGGGACGCCGGGGAACTCGACGGGAGATGAGCGGCTGGTCTTCTGCGGCAACAGCGCGTGGACGGCGTTAAATAAGCTGGCGAGGAACTCTGCCTCGACCAGGATCAACTACGACGGCGTCATCGACATCTACGGGATGAGGCTGACGAAGTGGATCACGCCGACCTGCACGCTGGCAGTGAAGACGCATCCACTCTTCAACACCCATGCCCGGTTCAGCAAGTCGATGTTCTTCCTCGACATGTCCACGATCGTCTACCGGCCGCTCGCCGGACGCGATACGACGTTCAAGGACAACATCCAGGAGAACGACGCCGACACTCGGAAGGGCATGTGGCAATCCGAGGCAGGGCTGGAGGTGGAGCACGAATACCTGAACGGGTACATCGGGAACTTTAGCGTTCCTTGATGTGAGCTGAGAGGGGAAAGAAGATGGAGGAGCGGTCGGGTGCAATGCGTGGTTCGACGCAACCCAATAACCACGTATTCCGACCCGACCGCCTCTTCGTCGGCATCTGCTCCAATGGCATGTGGGAGAGCTCCTTCGGGCTAAGCCTAGCCTTCCTGCTTGCCAGGTTGACGGTGCTGGTAGCGGGGAAGAGGCTCAGCAACTGGAGTCTCGACCACATGCAGGGGAGTATCCTTCCTAATCTGCGAGAGAGTTTGTTGAAGAAGGCGGAGAACTGGGATGCTACCCATGTGTTATTCCTGGACACGGACCAGGTATTCCCAGCAGACATCTACGAGCAGCTCCGACAATGGAACAAGCCGTTCGTCGCCTGCGGAGTTGCAACGAAGTCAGTACCAGCTGCGTGTACAGCCAAGCTGGCTCCTGCCGTGTCCTGGAACCCGACCACGGAGACTGAACCGCTCAGAAAGGTGTGGAGGGTCGGATGCGGAGTGGCATTGCTGCGCCTCGCCGACTTCCGCAATATCATTAAGCCCAGGTTCCTCATGCGGTGGCGGGGAGAGACAGAGGAGTATCAGGGCGAGGATTGGGGCCTCTGTGACCGGATGGATCAGGCGGGCATTCCGATCTATGTGGATACGAAGGCCTCGTGGCAGGTAGAGCATACAGGAAGGTTCCACTACAACCTCCATATGCTTGCAGTACAGGAGGAGATGAGAAGTGCCGAGCAAGAGCGCGAAACAGGCTCGAACGATGAGGGCGGCCGCACACGATCCGAGCTTCGCGAAGAAGCTGCACATTCCGCAGTCGGTGGCTAAGGAGTTCGTGTCGGCCGATAAGCGGAAGAAGTCGGAGAAACAGCGAAGGTCGCGCAAGGACTACTAGAATGCCGATCGAAAGCGCCAGTAAGATCGAGGACCTGAACGTCCTGAACCCGCTGGTGAACGATCCGCGGAGCGAGGGAGACGATCATCTCCGGCTGATCAAGTCGGTGTTGCATACACTCCTGCCAGCGGTCCCAGGCGCGAGTGGTCCGAAGGTCTCGCAGATCTCGAGCGGGACAGCGACGGTGACATCGGCTGCGTTGATGCTCTCCTCGGAGACGCCATCGACGGCAGATGTTCTGGATAACCTGTCGCTAACAGGGGTGAACGATGGCGCGGTGGTGACGCTGAGGGCGAACTCACCGGCAGCGGAACCAATTACAGTATCAACGGTGGGGAACCTGGAACTGCAGGGTAGCGGTGTTGTGCTATTGGATACAGCGTTCAAGTGGATTACATTCCAGAGGCTCGGTGCGACTTGGTTCGAAGTGGGTAGGTTTCCGCGGTTGCTTACGATTGAAGAATACGATCTGATGCATCCTATACGCTCCTGTTTGTTCTTCTCCACGAGCCATGATCCGAACGATGATGTTCCAGATCATCTTATTTCTCAGGTAACGTGGTCTCTCTTGGGAGATAACGACAGGTATCTGCGGATCAACTCCAATGCAGGTGATGTGTTCGATACTGGTGGAAATGCCTCGGTTCCCGTACCGCAGCATCATCACACGAATGGAAGCCTGGAAATTACGCTGAATGCCGAGAGTACAGGTGCTGCTGGTGGTGGTTTCACAAGGGCTGAGGTAAAGACCTACAACGTTGAGGGAGAAACCGGGAACATCGTAGGAACTGTTCCGCAAATTCCAATTACCCCGAAGTTCCGAGACTTCCGCGTCTGGCAGAGGACTGCGTAATGTCTGGCTCTGATATCGACCCGACAGTTGTCACGCTCGGCGTGCCGATACGGAAGTCGCTGCTCCGTGAGCAGATCGAGATCATCAAGCAGGCTATTCAGGATCTCGAGGCAGGAGGTACGGGTGGTGGAGGAGTTACAGACCACGGGCTGCTGGCAGGGCTCGGGGACGATGATCATACGCAGTACTTTACCAGTCCGAGGGCCGACGACTGGTTCCTGACAAAGACAGTTCCACTATCGCAGATCAGCCCGGCGACCACTGAGAGGAAGCTGATCGGGCGATCGGTCGGAGTAGGAGCAGGTATCTGGACAGAGATCAACGAGGTTGAGCTTCGCACCATCATTGGCCTGGCCTCTGCATCGGCGAGAGGGTTGGTGCCGGAGACAGGAGGCTCGACAGGAAGGTTCCTCCGAGACGATTTGACCTGGACCACAGGCGCCGGTGGTGGCGGCTCGGGAGATATGCTCAAGTCTGTCTATGATCCTGGAAACATCAACGGGAGTGCCTTCGCACTGTCGCTGCATACGGGAGATGCAGGAGATCTGGTGGCGGTGCCAGGGAGCGGACTGGCAGGGACAACGATTGAGGCACAGCTATTCGAGCTGAGCATTAATCAGTCAGGTGATGGGAGGACCATCCGAGAGGGAACTGATTTCGGCATGGGTTCGAGCTCGAGCCCGACGGATCTGGTCTGGGGAACTCCCTCTGGCAACGACGTCACGGTTACGAGCGCAGGTAATCAGCTTCCGGTCCTGATCGCAGGACAGCATGTCGAGGTGGATCATCCCACGGCAGCCAATGATGGAGTTTATCTTGTTGTAACGTCGACTGTCGGTACGCTCAGTCTGACCAAGATCACGGGAAGTGCGCCGGTTTCAGCGGTAGCTGCGACGGTGGCGCTGACCTGGTACTATCCCATCGACCCGGCGGATGCCAGAGATCGGTGGCTCGAGGTGCTGGGATCGGTGGCGAACAGCGATCAGCTAACGGCCTCGATGATCATTCGACCAGATCCGAGAGTATCGCTGTGGGGGACCAGGCTCGGCGATGCGGCGAGAGGGTATGTTGAGAAGGGAGATGACAGCGCCTTCAGTGTGACCCTGGGTGGATTGGGCACAGCAGGTACAGTGACGAGGACGCTGAGCTCGCCAGGCGATAATCTGCATTGGGCTCGGATCACCTCCGATGCCACCTACAAGTTCGTTGTCGAGACGCATATTCCGCCGGCCGACCTCAGGACGAAATTCTTCTCCGGTGCAGGTGCAACGACACCGGCAGCGACCAACAAAGGGGTAGTGCTGAGCACGACAGGTGCGTTCCTCGGGATCGCGCCGCTGGAGGATTTGATCCTTGCCCTCTCTGTCTCGACGGGGAAGATTGCAGATCTAGCAGTAACGGCGGCGAAGATCGCAACGGGGGTGATTGCCGAGACCCATCTCGCTGCGGGGGTCAGCCGGAGGTTCTACGAGCCAGTTGATGGCCGAGCCGCGAATGGAAATATCACCAACCTCACCAATGCTCATTCTGGCAAGTCGATTAGAATTGACCAGGACACCACTCTCGATGCAGCGTTCGGGGCAGGTTTAACCTCGCCTGATCAGGCCTTCGTGGAGGTCTGGAATGACAGCGCCGCATCGAAGACCCTCACTCGAGGTGGTACAGGGACGATCAACGGAGCCACCTCTGTAACGATTGCGGCGGGTGGTACGATCATTGTGAACTGCCTCAGCAATGCAGGAACGTCTGCTGTCTGCATTGCCCGAGGCGACTTCACGTCCGTAGATATGACGAATAGGAACCTGCTGAACATCGGTGCGGGTTCCACGTTCCAGACTCCCTCGGCGACGCTGGCAGCGTTGGGTGGTGTGCCGCTCGCTGGTGGGACGATGACGGGTGCGTTGCTCGGCGGCGGCTTTGCCATGTCGGGCTTCACCTATGGTTCGGAGTCGGTCAGCGGCACCTTGAATCAATCCCACGTTGGAAAGCGGCTCACGACTACAGGTACAGTCACCATTCCTACCAACGTAACTGGCTGGTGGGCGAAGTTTATCCTCGGAGCCGTCACCCATGACTTCACCTTCAATTCCATAACTAAAGACTCGAGCACTCTCGGTTGGGGTGTGGGAGATCATTTCCTGTTCGAGGTAACCAGCGCTACGACTGCCCAAATGACGCGTACTCCTGCTGCGAACGTCGTGTCCTTCTAGGGGAGACACTGACTATGCCTATCTCTGCAAATGATCGGTCGAAGATCCTGCGGAACAGCAGGGAGCCTGTCGATCGGATGCCCTACACTAACCCGTTCACGACGGGGAATGCTCTGCTGGATAGCTCCCTCGCAGATGTCCAGAACGCCTTCGTCTTCGGACGGCGGGTGGGAGCCTTGCTCAGCGATATTGCGACCGAGATCGCCGAGGCGGGAGCAGCGAAGATTACGGCTGGACAGGAGTTGGTACCAGGGAAGGAAGTGGACCAGTTCCTTTGGGCCAGAGATTATCAGGCAGGTGACTCAGAGCTGGCGATGAAGAAGATCATCGACCACTTTGGAGAGACGGTGGCAGATGCTGCTGCCATGTATGCCAGGACTGATGTTGAGATCCGCGCCGCATTGGTCGAGTTCGTTGTGCCTGCGCTTGCTGCTGCGGTAGCCAATAAGCGTCGCTGATGTTCTACTACGGCGCAAATACCATCGCACCAGCGTCCGCATTCGAGGCGCGGTTTGCCGACCATGACGGCACGAATGATTGGACTGCTCGTGGTGCGGATCTGAGCGGCTCTGCTGACGGTAACGATTGGGCGTTCTCAGTATGGTTCAAGGCTGCTACGCTTGGAGCGAACCGTACCATATTTACAAACAGTCTAACAAGCTTTGCGTTCACATGGGATAATACCGATCTCCGAATGGAGCTGATTATTGAAGATACTGCTGGTACGCAGAGAGTACGCATGTATTGCCTGGACAGCATGGCGACTGGTGTTCCGCATCATTTCTGTGCCTTCGGTGATGGCACGCTCAGGAATGCTTACATTGATGATGTCGCAGCGACGGTAAATCTGTACGGAAGTAATACGCTTGACTTCACGACCCCCAACTGGAGTATCGGCGCGCAGCCGACAGGTGCTGTGAAATGGGTCGGCGGGATCGGTGAGCTATGGTTCGGGGTTGGCTCGGCGTTTGCTCTCGACTTCGACACGACGAGCAATCGAAGAAAGTTCATCACCGCAGGTGGATTGCCAGTGGACCTCGGCGAGAATGGTGAGATCCCGACGGGATCCTCGCCGCTCTCGTACCACAGCTTCCGTACCGGTGGCTCACCGAACGACTTCGCAACGGAGAGAGGAACCTCAGGCACCTGGACCCTAAATGGTGCTCTAGCTGATGGGGGAGCTATATCGCTATGAGCTTTTATGCAATGTCCGCAGCGACCAATGGTGGTGGAGCCTCCGCGATCGGCACTACACCGCGGGTCATACCGAATACCGGATATTCAGAGATTGTGAACACGTTGCCTGGTGGAGCGCCGCTAGCGTACTGGCGGTGTGGTGAGCTGGGCGGATCGGTGCTGACCGATACCAGACCAGGTGCTCGGCATTTCTCTCTTGCAGGGCTGCCGCTCTACGACACGCCAGGTCTACCAGCGGACAGCGATACAGCTGTTGACATGCGGGGCATTGCGATTGCATCGAGAGCCAGTGATACAGGGCTACAGCTGGCTGCATTCTCCCTGAGCTTCTGGTTCAGAGCGCACACAATGCCAGCGCTGATTGATCCGAACGAGTCCCAGATCATTATCGGGAAGGACGCCAGCGGACTACATGACGGCGACTTTACGGTGTTCACGGAGGAGACTGGCGTAGTTAAGGCTCAGTTCCAATCGAATACGGCGTCCTTTGCGTTGAGCTCGCCAGTAGTGGCGGAGGAAATCTACCACGTCTGCGTCCGAGCTGACAACACCGGCTTCGATATGTACGTGAATGGGAAGTATGTCGGGAAGAATACTGCATATACGACAGCTTGGATCAACAATGTCAATCCCCTTACCATTGGAGTAGCGCCCTGGGCCATTGTCAACTACAACGGAATTGTAGACGAGATTGCGCTCTTCCCAAGGATTCTCACGGAAGCTGAGGTCTTCTTGCTGGCTCAGCATGTCGAGCTGCCGGAGGCCGTAGGTGACAGCTTCACGGTGCAGGAGGGTACCACAACCGTCCTGAATGTAGTGGCGAATGATACCTTCGCCGGACCGAAGTCAGGACTGACAGTGACAGTGGTTACATCTCCAGGTGGAGGAGACACCGCAACACCCGATGCGAATAAGGATATTGTGTACGTTGCAGGAGCTGTGGGAGCAACGACGGCGAGGAGCTTCGCCTATAAGATAACCGATCCGAACGGAGAGAGTAACATAGCCACGGTGAACATGACGATACAGGATGTCGCTGCACCGCCAACCGGAGCCGAGAACTGCTACAATGAGAGCGCGGCAGATGTGGTGGAGATCGGGACAGGGAGTGGAGATATTGGAGTAGCACTGGCAGCAGCTATTCTTAATGCACCGGCAGGCAGGAACATTTTGATCCTTCCGGGGACGTATACTGGTGGAGTTCAGACATTCCGAGCCTCAGGTACAGCGGCGGCGAAGGTGATCGTGAGGCCGAAGCCTGACCCGCTTGTGGGAGATATCGGAATTGTCACTGTCAACAACGCCAACTGGACTTTGGCAGATGGAGTTGGCTCGGAAGGAGTGTGTAAGCATCTGGTAATCTCCAAGATCTATTTCAACCAGAGCCGGGTGGTGCTGGCAGGAGACAACAATCGCGTGGCGAGGTGCCGGTTCCGCACAATCTCTGGCACTGCACTTCAGGTGGGCGATAATAACGGCAGGCATTTCCGGAATTGTCGGATCAGTAACTGCGATTTCAGTGAGTTCACCAATGGGCTTAGTCAACATAACCCGATCAATGTTCGGAACCTCTTCGGTCAAGGCAACGCAAGGAATCTTCTAATCGATCGTTGCTACTTTCATGACGTGAACGTAGAGGGGATCAATGGAACAGAGATTATCGGTACGTATGCAAATGTCCCTGGATTGCAGAACCCGGTGAGAGGAGAGACTGTTACGATAACTCACTGTTTGTTCTCCGACTGGATATTGAGGAAGCCAGCGAGTGCGGGCGGCGAAGGCGAGCTTATCACCATCAAGAGTGCCGGATGGGTGGTGAAGTTCTGCACTTTCCTAAATACGAACCTCGAGGTTACATTCAGGACTACACGAGATACGGAGCTGCGAAGCTGTTGGTTCGAGGGCGGAGACAACATTCGGGTAATGGGAGATGATAATCTGGTGATCGGGAATAAGGTGGTCGGCCCGGACATCATGTACATTAGGGCTGGAAACGCTACAACGCAGGAAGCGATAGCGTTGTCAGAACCTGATGGGATCGGCGTGTACGCTCGGTGTGCAAGGAATCTCGTGGTGGGAAACGTGATGGATACGGGAAGGATCGAGGTTGGCTTCTATCCCGATGCCGGTATCAGGCAGTCCGCCATTGATAATGTGCTCGAAGCGAATTCGAGGCTGGCAGGTGAGCCGCACTACATTCTGCATACCACGCAGTTTGGTTTCACGCCGGCGCAAGAGAGGACTACAATCCGCACAACCACCTCACATCCGTATGAGGCACCGGTGAAGCTGCTGCCTAGCCAGGTCGGCCTCATGGTTCCTGATCAATACTGTCCGACGGGGACCTAAATGGCTGGATTGCAGGAGCCCTTCGGTGATGACCTGGACTTCTTCGACGACGGGACCGGGTTTCTCAATGATCCAGAGGCGCCGTACTGGGTGCTTGGTCTTGAGATCATTCCTTCCGAGGTGGAGGAGGATATCCTGATGAGCTTCGTGGTGTCCGTGCGCGAAGGAGAAGCGAGGACGTATCTGGTGGAGGTAAAAGATCCGGCAGGAGAGCCTATAGATCTGACGGATCAGCAGATCAAGTGGGTGGTGGCGGAGGTGGGAGGAGCCGAGTCCGTCATCGAGAAGAATGCGCCAGCGGGGGTGGAGCAGCTATTTCCAGGGATGGTCCGATTGATGCTCGCTTCGGGTGATACTCTTGGTCTGTCCGGGGTATATCACCAGGAGGTGAAGGCTACGGTCGGCGGGCTGCCGAAGACGATCAGGTCGGGGATCTTAACAGTTATACCGTCTTCGACAGGAGCTATGTGATGAGAAGGGATGAAGCAGTTTTTCTGATCCAGTCGAGGTTCGGCGGGATGGAAGGAGAGGAGGACAGGATTATTGCCGAGCTGCAATTCGCACAGGAGCTCTACGAGCGGTCTGTGAAGAAGCCTTGGTTCCTGGTGACGACAGGGCTTCGGGACGTGACCGAACAAGGCTCCACGTCGTTGGTAGGACTAGATCCGCAGTTCCTACAGGAGTACGAGCCTGGATCTGTGTGGGTGAAGCCGTCGCCCACGACAGTGAAACTGTTGCAGAAGCTGAGCTTCGACATCGGGATGAACAGGCGCGGCACTGGAATGCCTACCCATTACGACCTGATCGGTGATCAGCTTCATGTGTTCCCGGTTCCAGACCAGACATATGAGTTGATCATCCGATACTACGGGAAGGACGAGAGATTGCATGGAGATATCGAGAACAAGTTCCTTCAGTATGCGCCGGATCTGCTTATTGCCAGGGCCGGCCTGAACATCGCGAAGTATGCCGAGCCCTCGATGCTCCAGGTGTTCCAAATGGACGAGCAGGAGGCTCATGCCAGGCTGGTCGCGGAGAACGAGGCCAGGATCCAAGCGAACCTCGACTTGACGCTTGATGAGACGTAGAGATGGCTAGGCTTGCTGTAGGGTTCCAGGGTGCTCCAGGTGTCATTCGTGACATCAATCCCGAGCTGCTGGGCGCTAACATCCTCTCGAATGCGAACGGGGTACGGCTGGCAAGGGGGGCATATCATAGGGTTCTAGATCCAGCTCTTCTGCTGAACGCGACAGGCATTACGCCGAACTGGCTTCTGCCGGTTGATACAGCGGCAGGGCCGCTATGGCTGATTACTACCGACACGAAGGTCTACTCCTTGACGGGAAGTTCCCTCCAGCACATCAGCAAGGTGGTGGGAGGCTATAGCGCTTCAGGCAGGTGGTCCGGTGGAGTGCTGAGCGGGATACCTGTCATCACGAATGGAGTTGACGTGCCACAGGCGTGGACGCCGGTTGCAGCATCTCAACTCCTCACCGATCTGCCGAACTGGCCGCCCACCCACAGGGCTATCGTGATGCGGTCATTCGGAGTAGTGCTGATTGTGCTTGGGATGGTGGTAGCTGGAGTGGTGAAGCCGTGGACTGTGAAGGTCAGTCACCCGGCCGACCCCGGCGCGCTGCCTGTCTCATGGGACGAAGCTGATCCGACCAGAGATGTTCTGCTGTTCGATCTAGCGGATACGACGGACAAGCTCGTTGATGGTATGCAGCTTGGCGAGATCTTCATCGTATATAAGGAGAATAGTACGTGGACACTCAGAACCTACAGGGGCCAGTCGCTGTCGCAGCTATTCCAGGTTAACAACATCTTTCGGGAAAGCGGGCTGCTGGCGAGGGATTGCATTCAGTCGGTTCGAGGAGGTGGACATTTTGTGGTGACGCAGGACGACATTATTGTCCACTCGGGAACATCGGGCTCGATGCAGAGCATCGGATATAGCAGGATCATTCGGGACTTCTTTAGGGAGGTGTCAGCCGAGCACTATCAAAAATCCTATACCTATAAGGACGACTTCAATAACGAGATCGTCATTTGCTTTGCGCCTGAAGGAGAGAGCGAAGTAAGCAGGGCGTGGGCGTGGAACTGGTCGGACAACACCTTTGCTCCACGGGATGACCTGTCCGGATTTCATTATATCGCTCAGGGCTCCTATACTCCGCAAGATGCACTGGATACCTGGGATACTGCAGTGGGAGTATGGGCAACGGATATTGCTCCGTGGAACACCTTTACGAATACGAAGAGACTTCGAATTCTATTGGCTGCTGGCGACGAGTCCCTATATAGGTTCGATGCGGAGCATACGGAGGGAGAGACAGAGACGGAGCAGAGTCTCGAGCGAACTGACTTTCACTTCACCGCAGACAAAGACGGTAATCCTATTCCTGCTCCCGATCACTTCAAGTTCTACCGGAGTATGGCTCCGCAGATTAATGCGCCGATGGGTACGGAGTTCGAGATCCAGTTCGGCTATCGAGACGAGGTTGGAGAGGACAAGCCAATCAACTGGTTTCCTCCGAAGCGCTTTAAGTTGAGGAGGGGAGTTCGGGTGTGGATCCTGCGAAGAACTAGGTTCCTCTCGTGGCGGATCAGCTGTATGACTTCGACAGCCTGGACCTGCTCGGGCTATCTCATAGAGCAGGACCTGAGAGGACGGAACTGATGGCAGAGCAGGTGGGTGTTGGGTTTCCGGAAGGTGGCTCGGTTCAGGATAGAGTTGCGTTCCTGACTGACGAGATACGGAAAGTGATGACAGAGCTGGATGAATACAGGGTTGCGTTCAAGTCAGTTACCCATGTAGCGCCAGCTAAGCCCCGAGAAGGAATGGTGAGGTTCGCCGATGGGACGAACTGGAACCCGGGAGCTGGGAAGGGCTATTACGCGTATGTGTCTGGAGCATGGGCAAAGCTATGAATATCTTTCCCATTCCTCCGGATAGGATCAGAGGGTTAAACAGCAATGTGTGGGAGGGGCTCGAGCGGAGCCTGACGTTCAACGATCGGGGCTTCGAGGTCGGAGATATCAAGGAGCTGCTGGAGCAGGGTCGGCTGGTGTTGGTAATCTTGACAGATGGACCGGTGTGGCAAGCAGCAATCGTATGTGAGCATGTGAAGTACCCACAGATGCTTCGGGTTCGGATCTTAGCTATGACGGGGTTTGCTCCCCTCGAGGTGTGGCTGTATGAGTTCCGAGACCGAATGCTCGACTATGCGAAGAATGTGGGAGCGAGCGGGTTTGAGGCGGTGCTTCGACCTGGACTTGCCAGGAAGCTGGGGTTTGCCCATGCACCTCGCTGGGCGGTGATGGAGAGCTAAGATGTCCGGTGGCGGTGGCGGTGGAGATGCGACAACGACCACAGAGCCGTGGGAGCAACAGAAGCCTTACCTCACGTACCTGTTTAACCAGGCGAAGGATCTGTATAAGCAGGGAATGCCCGAGGCATATCCTGGAGAGTATGTTGCAGGGTTCACGCCAGCGGAGAAAGCAGGACAGAGGCTGGCTAAGAGGACGGCAAGAGGAGGAATGACAGATGTTGCCAGGAGTGCTGCGAGAGCACAGCAGTTTCTGACCAATCCGGACCTTCTCAGCCCAGAGAGCAACAAATACCTGAGAGCCTCAGCGGCTGGTGCTGTTAGGCCCCTTTATGAGCAGCTGACTGAGACGGCGCTTCCCGCGATCAGAGGGGAGGCTGTTACTTCTGGTGCCTATGGAAGCAATCGTCAGGGTATTGCGGAGGGTCTGGCTGCGGGGAGAACGTCTCGAGCAGCTGGCGACATCACTGCACAGATGTACGAGAGAGCGTATGCCGAAGGCCTCGATGCGTTGGCGAAGGGTACGGCGCTGACTCCAACGGTGCAGGCGGCGCAGCTGGCTCCGGCCCAGACCCTCGCTGGGGTGGGTGCGCAACGGCGCTCGTATGAACAGGCACTTATTGACTCGGCAATTCAACAGTATAACTACAATCAGGCACTTCCGTATCTGAACCTCGCTCAGTATCAGAACTTCATTCAGGGAGGATATGGAGGGCAGACCACTTCGCAGTCGTCGATGCCGGGAGCAAATCCGTTCCTCGCTGGTCTTGGGGGAGCTCTTTCCGGGGCAGCCTCTGGCGCAATGCTAGGCTCCTTCGGTGGGCCGCCCGGCATGGCAATAGGTGCTGGTGCTGGTGCCCTCGCGGGAACACTACCTGTACTCTTAGGTTAGAGGAGAGAGAAGATGCCACCTGCTGCCCCTGTCAATCCGCAAATGGATGCGGCGAATAATGCAGCGCAGACTGGAGTTGCAGCTCCAGATATCCAGGACCTATATGCCGCGATGACACAGCTCGGAGGTCTGTTGAACCAGCAACAGCCCGAGCTGATGCGGCCACCTGACGCCGCGATCGCAGGCAAGGCCGATCTGGCGCAAGCCCTGCTAGGTCGTCCCCTCCCCGGCCCACAGGGCGTCGTAGCGCCGGGAGGACTGGGTCAATTCCTCGTTCCTGTGGGGAGATAACCGATGGCTATTGCGCCTCCTCCGTTGCCTTCGCCGAAGCCGAACGTTCCGATTACTCCTGCAACGGTGGCGCCGACTACTGCTCCGATGACGATGCAGGAGGCGCAACATCAGGAACGAGTCTCGGGCTGGCAGAAGTTCTTCACAGATGTGGGAAAGGACCCTAATGCTCTAGGCTTCCTCGTCGCAATGGGTTCTACCTTGACACGTCCGACGAACCTCGAGCCAGTAGCGCAGGTCAATCAGGCCCTTGTAAATGGCATGGCCATGATGGGGCTGATGTCGCAGTCAGCGAGGGAAAGGGCCAGACAGGCGAATGAGGAGCAGCTGGCTACGCGCCGGGTCGCCGTAGCGGAGCGTGGTGCAACAGCTGAAGAGCGCCGCACGATGACGGGGGAGGAGGCGCTAGAGGTTGAGCGGAGAAGAGCAGACATTGCTGCGCAGCAGGCTCGAACTGAGGCGGCGCTGGGAAGTGCGCGGCTTGGGTTGCAGGGGAAGGAGATGAGTCTGGCCGAGCAGCGTCTTGCGTTGCAGGGGCGGGAGCTTGATATCTCCGAGCGCCGCCTTGGGACGGAGATGGATCTAGAGGAGAAACGGCTCGAGCTGGCTGGTCAGACACATCTCCTTGCGAAGCAGAAGCTTGGCCATGATATGCAGCTGCTCGAAGCACAGCTTGCGGCTGCTTCCACAGAGGCTCAGACAGCGGCGCAAAAGCAGAGGCTGGAAGAGGCAAAAGCAGTCTTTGCTACGGTGAATAAGGAGACGAAGACAGCAATGGAGCTGGCTGAGACGCCGGAAGATGCGGAGATTATTCTACAGGATGCTTTGCAAAAGGTGACAACGTACTTCAGAGGAGCTGGCGTAAATGTTCCTGCTTATACTCCGCCAGAACCAGAGCTGACGGAGGAGGAGATCTTCCAGCAAATCACTGCGATGAACCCGGATGCGCCAGAAGAGGTGAGGAGGCGAGCTGCACAATCCAGGGCAGGAACACTTCCGCCGGAGCCGACCACGGCAGTTGCCGGGACCACGCCTCCACCGCCCGGTCCGTATAAGTTCATCGAGGAGGTAGCTGCAGAGCCGACTGCTTCGCCAGAGGAGATTGCTGAGGCGATTGCGCAAGCTGAGCAATTGCGAGATGCTTCGGCAGCGGTAGATCCCGAGCTGATGTATCTCCTCGCTCGGCTGCATATGCGGCAAATGGGCGCAGCAGCGAACGTTCCGATGGGTCCGAGGTAGCGATGCTGATAGATCCCGAAACGGGACTTAAGGTTCCATCACTACCGGCGACAGTTGACCCAGTGACGGGGCTGAAGATCCCCGCGCTGAGGGAGCCGAACTGGCGCCAGCTGGGTCCAGCTGCGAAGTCAACAGCGGAAGAGCCAGGGATCCTCTCCATCCTGGGTCGGGGCGTGGCGAGAGGGGCGTTGCAGACCGGGGCCCTCCTGACCGAGGCGACAGGGTTCGAGGATACGTCAGAGAAGCTGGATCGAGCGGCAGCGGAGTGGAAGCGGCAGGTTGGGAGCTTCAGCGAGGTCGAAAGTGTTGGAGACTTCGCCACGTGGGCGGCGGAGGAGATTGCCACGAATGCGCCGAACATCGGGTTGATCATTGCGGGAGCAGTTGGTGGTGGTGCGCTGGCTGGACCAGTGGGGGCGATTGTTGGAGCATTTGCTCCAGACTTGCTGTTGCAGAAGGGCGAGACAGAGAAGGCGATTAAGCAGGAGGGACTCGAGCCAACCTGGACCAATACCCTTCCTGGTGCCTTCACGAAAGCTGCCCTCGATGTCCTGCCGCTGATGTCAATTGCGAGGAGGCTCGGTATAGCTCCTGCCCTCATCAACCGAGCAGCTGTCAATGCGGGGGTCAAGTCGGGGCTGCTGGCGAAAGCTGCCATTACGGGGAAATACATTCTAGCGGAGGCAGGACTCGAAGCTGCTCAACAATACATTGACCAGTTTACGGTTAATATCTTGAAGGAGGGAAAGCTCCGCTTTAAGCCGAACAGTGCTGAGTGGAAGGAGCTGATGAATGCAGCGGCAGCTGGTGGCGTTGCAATAGCTCCCTTCGGCCTTGCTGCCGCTATAAAGGATGTTGAGCCGGAGACGATGGCTCCGCCCGAGGAAGAGTTCGAGCGGCCAGTTCCCCTTCCCCCCGAGGGAGAGCCGCCAACGGAACCTGGTCCACCTCCTGTTGAGGCGCTGCCTCCCGAGCCTCCAGAAGGTAGACCAGGCCCAGCGCCAGCACCGCCGACAGAGCCAACACCAGCTCCTCCAGCTCCGACACCTCCTGCTGAGCCAGTGCCTCCACCGGAGAAGCGCACGAGAGTACCTGGGCTGCCTGGTTTTACCTCCGTACGACAACCAGGCGAAGTGAATACCAACTCCTTGTTTGAGGGAGATGAACTTGTAGGCACCTTCAAGCTGTGGAACGGCAGGTGGAACGTCGAATATAGGAACCAAAGCTTTGAAGCTCCAGAAGAGATGACGCTGGCCGAGGCCATCACGCAGACGCAGAAATTCTATGAGGCTTATTATAAGAAGACTGAGACAACGCCAACTCCGCCTCCGACAGAGCCTCCTGCTGGACCTGTTCCTAAGCCGAAGGGACCTAAGCCGAAGCCTGCACCGACCCCGGCTCCAGAGCCGCCGCCAGAAATTACAGAACTGCCACCACCTCCTCGAATAAAGGCTTTGTCTCCAGAGGCTGAAAGCAGTGTCTTCGAGGAGTCACATCTGGAAGCAATGGAGACTGGAGGACGAACCACTTCAATTGCAGATTGGCTCGCAACGAAAGCGGCTCGAGGAGATGCTATACCAGAAGAGCTTGCCGACTTCGACAAGGTTGGCAGGGCGGGATACAAGGCTAGTAGTACACCTCGCTTTATTCCTCGAGGTAAGGCCTTCTTACTCCCTGGTGGGCCGAAAGGTCTCGTGAAGGTTACGACAGACTATAACGTGGTAAAGAAGCTCGATCCAGCAGAGCCTCTAGTCCTGGACATTAAACCCGGAGCCAAATCAGTTTATGGCATTCCGTATAGGATGACAGCGAAAGGCTCTACTCCATCGGTGTACTACTTCAGGGAAGGTGATGTTAAGTTCCGAGCCGGTGACACTGGCATTGCAGAAACGGCAAAGAGGGAGATCATCCGCAGGACCAAGATTGCGAAAGGTTTATCGCGGTTCTCGACGAAGCGAGATATGCCTCCGGGTACGCAACGAATATCAAATATCGCACGAGTGTACGTTGCGCCTGCTACTCGAGAGCTCAATCAAGCAGATCTGGAGGCAATCGACAAGATTTTCCCTGGCAAGTCACAGCTCTACGTTAGTCCGACTGCGATTGCCACACCGCAACGAGTGAAGAATATCACGAAGCTTTTGAACCAATGGATTGAGAAATACCTTGGTGACGGGAAGTTACACCTCAATATCAACGAGGCACCGCTGGGCCATGCAGATTGGAGAGGAGGCGCAGACGTTGTTGGTGCTGGTGTCTATGAAATAGAGATTCGCTCAGATCTCGCAGTTGGTGATCTATCGCAGCTATATCAAACCTTGGCTCACGAGTTTGGTCACGTGCTGGAGTATCATTATTATCATAGAGCACCTATGGAAGTTAAGGAGTCTATTGACTCAGCTTATGTCGAATGGCTACAACATTACCTTCCAATGTCGCAGCAAGAATTTGCTCAAGAGTATGGAGGATTTGGAGATCCTCGGCTAGCTACCTTAAACACACGTACTGTGATAGATTCGTTAAATAGTAATAATCGTCTTGAGAAGGAGTTCTTCGAGTATGCTCTAAGCTTTCCGGAGTGGTTCGCACAGCAGACCTCCATCTATCTACAGCGTACAGCGGAGTTCCATGATAGCAAGTTGAAGGAATTTTTCGAGGGACTGGTGGAGCTGCTGAAGAATTTCTACAATCATATCAAGCCGCATCTGCGCCCAGCTGTTGCGTTTGAGAACTGGATGGGGGTTGTAACAGCGACATCGCAGATTGAGCGAGAGCTCGGATATATTCCTGGCGGTGGGATGCAAGAATCATACAGGGGGTACTACAGTGGCACCTCGGCGCAGTCAGCTTTTGGACAGATCGAGAAAGTGATTGATGGGGCAATTGGTTTACCGATGCGGCCCTCGGTGGACAAGTTCGGGAAGTTCTCCGAGTATGTTCTGACACTCCTTCAGATTGGTCAGAAGTTCCCGCATCTGGCTCCGGTGCAAAAGTATATCTCCCTCATTCAAGAGCAGTGGACAGATAAGATCCGAGTGACGTCTCTTGCTGACGAGACCCGCGGGGCGTGGAATAAGCTGGGGAAGAACCAGGGCGAGCGACTAGCAAAATTCCTCTATGATGTTACCCTCGATAGTCTTGACAAGCACCGGAGGTTAACCACAGCCGAGCTCGATACATGGCGCAGCAAGCATGGCTTGAGCGACTCCGCCATGCGCGTGTATACGCAAATGGACCTGAACTTTCAGGACATCTTACAGGAGATCGAGCAACATCTGAGGGCCCAAGCAGCAAAGGTCTTCGCAGCGGATAAGTTCCAGCTGGATATCGCGATGGAGAAGCTGGATAAGGAGTTTCAGCTGCTTCGGGATAGGAACTACTTCCCCTTGACGAGGTTCGGCCAATATTCGGTAACGTTGAAGGCGCCACGGGATCTTATGTGGGAGGGGAAAAAGTTCAAAGCTGGCGATGTGATGTCCTTCGAGACGTATGAGATGAAGAGGGAGGCTCAGAGTAGAGCGAACTCATTAAGGAAGCTGCCGAACGTTGATGTGGAAGAGAGTTATATTCCTGATACTCCCTTCACCTTCTCGGGCTTTCCGCCTGCAATGCTTGAGTCTATGAAGATGGAGCTTGGGCTAGATGCTCAGCAGCTAAAACAGTTCAGAGATATCGTTTATAGGTTGTCTCCGGGTCAGAGCTTCAAGAAGCACCTTCTCCGAAGGAGAGGTGTAGCTGGGTTCTCCGCAGATGCGAAGCGGGCATACGCTAGCTACATGATGCATGCTGCGTCACACATCTCTAGAATGAAATTCTATCAGCCGTTGCAAGAACAGATCGGTATCTTGGCAGCAGGTCGCGGTTCGAATACCGTGGCGCGGCAACGCTTGGTTGAGTACTTACGTAATCATTACTCCTATATGGTCAATCCGGGGAACGAGTGGGCAGCAGTTAGGTCAGCGTTATTCACCTACTATCTCGGCTTCTCTATCAAGTCTGCGCTGGTTAATCTCACCCAGATCCCGATGGTAGGATATCCTTATTTGGCGTCGAGGTATGGTGATGTCCAGGCTGTTGCTGAACTGACTAAGGCTATAAAGGATGTTTTTACCTTTAGACCACTGTCGCCGGTTGAGGAGGCCCTTATCCAGCAAGGACAATCGTACCTGAATGAGAGCCTAGCCTCCGAGCTAGCGGCAGTGGCTGAGGGCTCGAACCTCGATCGGATGTTGGGGGGAACGGATAAAGCTAGATATGTCCGAGCTTTCCAGCGCGGCTCAGCCTTCCTCTTCAAACATGCCGAGATGATTAATAGGAGGATCACGTTCCTGGCGGCTGTCCGTCTAGCTGCCGCAACTGGGGTCCTGGATGTAGAGGCAGCAGGGCGAGCAGCTGTCCAGACCTCGATGTTCGAATATCAGAAGTGGAACCGTCCACAAATAGCACGAGGGAAGAAGTCGGTATTCTTTGTATTCCAGCAGTATATGCAG